TGTTAATTACCAAAGTGAAATTTCCATGAAAGAAGTTCACAAAGGTGCAAAATTTGAATCTGAAATGGAAGGCGTAATGGCTGATATTATTAAATTCTTAAAGAAAGAATACAAAACAATAACAGGCAATACTCTTTCTTTAAAACCAGTTGACGAAGTAAACATTTTTGTTCAACCAATTTCAAGAACAAGAACTGATCTTTCTATGTATCAAGAATTTGAAATTACTTCTCTTGATAAATCAGTTATTGCAATTGGACTTCCAAGTGAAGACATAACAAGAGAGATTACTAAGAAGTTTCTTTCTATGGGAAGAGAAAAAGCTAAGAAACCACAAAATGATAAAAGACCAGCAGAAAAGAACAAAGACTAAAATGAAATGGCTGTCTACCGAACCAACAAAAAACAAATACAATCTGAAATTTTAAAATGTGGTAAAGATCCAGTTTATTTTTTAAATACATACGCTAAAATTTCTGATACACAAAAAGGTCCAATACCTTTTAGAACATTTGAATTTCAAGATCAAGTTCTAAAAGATATGAAAGACTATAGATTTAACGTAGTTTTAAAAGCAAGACAGTTAGGTCTTTCTACAATTGTTGCAGGTTACATTGCTTGGTTAATGTTATTTCATAGAGACAAAAATGTTCTTATCTTAGCAACCAAACTTTTATCAGCATCAAACTTAGTAAAGAAAGTTAAATACATTATTAAGAGTTTGCCAGATTGGCTGATGATTGCTGATGTGTCAATAGATAATAGAAACTCATTTGAACTTACAAACGGCTCACAAATCAAAGCCTCAGCAACTTCTGGCGATGCTGGTCGTTCTGAGGCTCTTTCTTTGCTTGTTCTGGACGAAGCAGCATTCATTGAGAACATGAAAGACCTTTGGACAGGTGTTTATCCTACAATGGCTACTGGTGGTCGTTGTATTGCCATTTCAACTCCAAATGGCGTAGGTAATTGGTTTCATCAAACTTACATCGATGCAGAAAGTGGAATAAACGATTTTCATCCAATAAAATTACATTGGACTGCTCACCCACAAAGAGATCAAGATTGGTTTGAAAAAGAAACCAGAAATATGTCAAAAAGAGAAATTGCTCAAGAATACGAGTGTTCTTTTAATGCATCTGGTGAAACTGTTATTGAACCAGATGATTTAGAAAGATTACATTCAAACTGTAAAGAACCAAAGCATAGAACTAACACAGATAGAAACTATTGGATTTGGAAAGAATTTAAATCAGACCGTTCTTACATACTTGTAGCAGACGTTGCAAGAGGTGACGGTAAAGACAATTCAGTATTCCACATAATTGACATTGACTCATTTGAGCAAGTTGCTGAATACCAAGGAAAGTTAAGTACAGAAGACTTTGCTAATCTTATAGTAACTGCTGGCAGGGAATACGGAAACTGTATGATTGTTGTAGAGAACAACAACCTTGGGTTCTCAGTAGTTGAAAAAATTATTGTAGCTAATTATCCAAACATTTATTACTCTACAAAAGGTTCTGGTGATTATGTAGATCAAGTAACAGCAGAAGGCACTTTAAATACAGTACCAGGATTTACAACTTCTCACAAATCAAGACCACTAATAATTGCAAAACTTGAAGAATTTATTAGAAATAAATCAGTAACAATAAATTCTTTAAGAACGATAAATGAATTAGATACTTTTATTTGGTCATTAGGTAGACCACAAGCAATGCAAGGATACAATGACGATTTAGTTATGTCACTTGCAATTGGTTGTTGGATTAAAGATACAGTATTCCAAACTAATCAAAGAGAGTTAGAATACCGAAAAGCTATGTTGACAAGTATCGTAAAAACTAATACAATGATAGATACAAAAATACCTGGTATGGCTGGCTACAATAAAGACCTATCAATTTCTGTAAACGAAGCAAAACAACAATACCAAAACTATTTCTGGGTTTATAAAGGATAAAAATGGCAGAACAAAATTTTAAGAACACAAAGAATCAAGACTCCGAATTATTTAAAAGATTAACTAAACTTTTCTCTGGTCCAATTGTTAACTACAATCAACCAGTTCAAAGCAGATACAGACGTAACCAAATGGATAAATTTGGTCAAAAGTTTGCATCTGCTGGTGGTTTAGAGTTTAAGAAATCTGCCTATAATCCATACGAAAATTTCTCATCTAAAATGATGGCAAATCAAAATCGTGCTGATAGATACATTGATTTTGATCAAATGGAATACATGCCAGAAATAGCATCTGCTCTTGACATTTATGCAGATGAAATGACAACATCTAATGAACTTAATAGTATGTTGAGCATCAAATGTGCAAACGAAGAAATTAAATCTATTCTTAGCACATTGTATAATAAAACATTAAATCTTGATTCAAATCTTTTTAATTGGTGCCGTAACATGGTTAAGTACGGTGACCATTTTCTTTATCTGGACATTGACGAAAGACTAGGTATTAAATCCGCTCTAGGACTTCCAGCAAATCAAGTTGAAAGAATGGAAGGTAAAGATCCATCAAATCCAAACTATGTTCAATTTCAATGGAACTCTGGTGGTTTAACTTTTGAAAATTGGCAAGTAGCCCATTTCAGAATTCTTGGAAATGATAAGTATTCTCCATATGGTACGTCTGTCCTAGATCCAGCAAGAAGAATCTGGAGACAACTTACATTGCTTGAAGATGCAATGATGGCTTATCGTATTACAAGATCACCAGAAAGAAAAGTATTCTACATTGACGTTGGAAACGTTCCACCACAAGATGTAGAACAATACATGCAAAAAATCATGACTTCAATGAAGCGTAATCAAATTGTAGACCAAAATACTGGTCGTGTTGATTTGCGTTATAATCCAATGTCAGTAGACGAAGATTACTTTATTCCTGTTCGTGGTGGACAAAATAATACAAAAATTGATGCACTTCCAGGTGGTCAATTTGCATCTGCTATTGAAGACGTAAAATACCTTAGAGATAAGCTTTTTGCTGCTCTTAAAGTTCCTATGTCTTACCTTATTAGAGGTGAAGGTGCAACGGAAGATAAAGCAACTCTTGCACAAAAAGACATTCGTTTTGCAAGAACAATTCAAAGACTTCAAAGAGTTGCAGTTGCAGAACTAGAAAAGATTGGCATCATTCACTTGTTCACTCTTGGCTATAGAGGGTCAGATTTAATTTCATTTAAACTTTCTTTGAACAATCCATCAAAGATTGCTGCTCTACAAGAACTTGAACATTGGAAAACAAAGTTTGACGTTGCTGGTGCAGCTACTGAAGGGTACTTCTCTAAACGCTGGATTGCTCAACACATCTTTGCATTATCAGACGAAGAATTCCTACGCATACAAAGAGAACAATACTTTGATCGTAAATTCTCTGCATCACTTGAAGCTGCTGGCGCACAACCACAAGGCGGTGCTGCTGGAGGTGGTGGAGGTGGTGGTTTAGGTCTTGGAGAACCAGAAGCTGGGCCAGAAGCAGGAGGTCCACCACCAGAGGGAACCCCACCAGAAGGAGGAGCACCAGCACCAGAAGAAGGTGGAGGAGAAGCACCAGAGGCTCCAGAAGCAACACCAGCAGCAGGAGAAGAAGGTGGAGGCACATTGTTGGCAGCACCATCAAAGAGAAGAGATGGTAAACCATTAACAACAACACCAGCTTCTAAAGGAAAGATGTACACACCAGCTAAATTTAGAGGTGGAGATAAGAGAGATCTCGGTGCTAATAAAAGAAGTCATTTAGCTTCTGGCGGTGGATTTACTGCAAGTGGTAGTGACAAAAACGTAAACAAAGGAAAACACGAATTAGACTCCTTGGTTAAAGATTTCCTTGGCATAAGAGAAAATAAAAACAATAACAACAATGAAGAAGAATTTGAACTATTTAGAATAGAACGTGAAACTCGTCAATTAATCGAAAGTCTGGAGTCCAAAAATAATGGAAAGAATAAAGCTTAAACATAATAAGAAAAGAAACACCGCTTTTCTTTTTGAGTCTTTAACAAAAGAGCTTACAAAAGCAATTGTTGCAAAAGATGAAAAAAGAAAAGCTCTTGTCCTATCAATAATAAAAGAACACTTTAAAAAAGGAACGTCTTTAGCAAGAGAGCTAGATGTTTATAAATCTCTTTATGAATCTAGAGGACTCCCAAAAGAAACAGCAGAAAGAATGGTTACAGAAGCTAAAAGAGTTTATTTTGGTTTAAATCAACACAACATCTTCAATGATCAAAGTAGAATAATTAATGATGTAAATAGACAACTCGGTCCTGCTGTATTTACAAACTTTATGTCAAACTACAAAGACCTTGCAACAATTGCACAAATCTTTGATGAAGAAATTCCAATGAAATCTAGAGTTATTCTTGAGCAATACCTTGTAGAAAGAATCTCAACTGAAGATACTACACAAACTCTTAAACCAATTGACAATCTTGTTTACAAAGAATTCGTCAAAAAATTCAACGACAAGTATGGTACTGCACTTCTTGAAGAACAAAAGGAATTACTAACAAAATACATTGCATCTTTTTCAGATGGAGACTTTGATTTCAAGATTTATCTTAACGAAGAAATTTTCAGACTTAAGAATGTTGTAAAAAATTCAAACAATCTTAATGAAGGCACTCATAGAAAAGACATACTTGGTGTAATTGATGGAATTAAAAATTCACAAATAAATCATGAAGTTATTGAGAAGGTTCTT